TGACCTCGCCGAGTTCGTTCCCAGTCTGGGAGACAGTGTTCTAGGGGCAAAGGGAGCTATGGCTATCAGCCAGTCCGCTCCAACTGCGCCCGCTGCGGACACTGTTACCGGTCTCGCAGAGCTCCTGCGTGAAGGCATGCCTTCAATCGTAGGAGCAGCTACTCTGAAGAACCGGACGCATCTGGCGAAGTCAGCTGGATCTGAATATCTTAATATTCAGTTCGGCTGGCTTCCCCTTGTCAGTGATATCCGCTCTGCCGCTCAGGCAGTTGTGGACTCTGACAAGATCATCAAACAGTTGATCCGCGACAGCGGAAAGACTGTGAGACGACACTATGCGTTCCCAGTAGATAGGTCGATTCAACATGAAACCCTCGCGGGCAACATGTATCCGCCGCCCTATCTCGACATCAACAAGTGGGTCAACTGGAGAGCCGCACCAACCCACACTACCCTCATTCAGAGGAAAGTGTGGTTTGACGGCGCCTTCACCTACCATGTAGATCCAGATGTTTATCATTCGGATTTTCAGGGTATGGTTGCGAAGGCCAGATACCTACTCGGCGTTAGGCTCACGCCTGACGTCGTTTGGAATCTGACTCCATGGTCCTGGCTCATCGACTGGGTGTTCAACATAGGCCCCGTTCTAACGAACGTGGGTCTATTTGCCCAGGATGGCCTCACTCTGCGATATGGGTATACCATGGAAGAAACCAAGGTAACCCATGTGTACCGTTTTGGTGACCTCTGGCCTAACGGAGGCTCAGGGGCCATCGGTACATGGGAGCCGCCAATGACTGGTACCTGGACAGGTACTAGAAAGAGGCGACTCGAGCAGAGTCCTTTCTCTCTTGGGTTGGTTGGAACAGATTTGAATCTGCGCCAACTAGCCATCCTCTCCGCGCTCGGCATAAGCCGGGCGTGACAACCGTCCCGTACGCGGACATTCCAGTAAGGAACACCCTTGTTCACTGATCCACAGCCGGTGACTATCAGCGGCGCTACGAAGTCGCTGGTTCGAACCAGTTCCACCGCAGATGGTGGTCGGTTCGCTACCAGCGACCGCTCGCATCGCTTCTCTGTCGCTCACCAGTACGGTAAGCGCCAGCGTCACCAGGCTCGCCTGGAGGTCGACACGCTGGTTGCCAATCCGCTCCTTTCGGGGCAGAACGTCAACCAGAGTGCTTCCTGCTACATCGTCGTCGATCTTCCGACCGGCTATGATGTGGCAGCTGCCAAGGCCATCGTCGATGGCTTCTTGGCTAACCTCTCAGCGAGCACGGGCGCAAACGTCGCCAAGCTGCTCGGTGGAGAGTCCTGAGCCCTACCTCCTATAGGTAGGGTGCCCTACGGGCGTACATCATGGTTATCAAACCATGGCGTTTTCAGGGCATCTCTGACGAGATGAAACCACAGGCGGGGCCTAGTAGAAGTACTGGGTCCCGCCGCCGGTTTCAGTGGATCGCAGAGCATGCAACTCCTCGCTCCCTATATGAAAGGAACACGATGGATGCGTTGCTAGCTCTATGGAGGGTCATCGCCGATGAGTTTGGCGATGGATGCTCGGTAGACACCACCTTCGACAAAAAGCTCGTCGAAGGAAGATTGAAGACTGAAGGTGAATCGTTCTTAACGATCACCCTCCCTCTTTTCCTGAAGGACTTTGATAAAGCCCTTGCAAGGAAGCGGGTAGTCCAGACCGATTTCACGGGCTTCGCTCGTGACGGTGCTCTCCCAGTTTTTCTGGGAGGTTTCATGGACCTGATCTTCAATCGGACTACAGGTAACCTACTCCATGTACCG